GACTTTCCCCGACAATGTCGAAATCGAATTCTCTATTCCCGTTGAACATAATGACCATACGCACCTCTCTGTGCGAAGAAATCATTCTTCAACGGATGAGTCGAGTCACCCCAGCACCGCACGAAGCCGTGCCAGCTCGATTTCCCGTTCCCGTTCAGTGACGGCAGCCTGCCAGGGCGGCGGGCAATTCTCACTCTCGGCATTACGCCCTTCGGCCACATAAGCGACGGACAGGGACCGGATCAGCTTGGCTTCCCATGGTAGTAGATCGATGCCAGTGCGATTGCACCAGGCGTCGATCGCCTGCCAGCTGACCGGGCCTGATCCCATGCCGGCCGCCTCGGTCAGGCCGATCTCCAACAGCCGGGCGATGATGTGGGGCATCGGATTGGGCGGCATCTGCGGGACGATCTTGTCCCGCGTCAGCTTCTCCATCCGGCTGATCGGCGGCGGCTGATCCTTGGCCGCCGCGCGTTTCGTCCCCGGCGGCGGCTTAGGCGTGGCATGCAGCCACGCCAGCTGCCGCACGTAGAGCTTTAGTTCCCGCTCGGCGCGGGCTTGAAGTTTCCCCAGTCGCGCACGGCCTTGAGGATCTGCTGCGGGATGAACCCCAGCTTGGGATCGGCGTAGAGGGCCTGGAACAGTTCCTTGCCCTGCTGGGCGCCGGCGGGCGGATAGGCGAGATTTTCGAAGGCGACGGTGATTTCGGCCAGATCCTCGGCCTGCTCGATCAGGCGCTGTTCCGGCGATGCGATGGTGGGCTTGCCGTCATTGTCCTGCATCCGCTTCAGTGAACGGTTTGTCTGCCGGGCTTCCACGGTCGCATAGGGCTTCGATCCCGGGCCATAGATGACGATGCGGACAGGCAAAGTCTTCTCTGCATCGGCATAGAGATGCTCGCCGTCGCGGCCCTTGATGTGAATGGCGGTGGTATCAGCGGCCGCCTGCTGAGTGATATCGTACAAGAGATGTTCCTTTCGCGGGAAGGTGCACCAACCCGCCCCGCGACCCGCGATCTGCGGGGCGGGCTGATGCGAGTGGACCGGCGGATATGCCGGAAACGGGTTAGGCGGACTTCACGACCTTCTTGCTGAGTTCGATCGTGGGGGTCGCCATGACGATGCTGTCGGCATTGCCGACATTCTCGGAGAAGCCGAACGCGCGGCCCTGCGACCAGCGCTTTTCGCCGGTCGGATAGGTGACCTCGATCGAATAGAGCGCATTATTGTCCGGTTCGGCAGCGGTGCGCAGCAGCACCTGGCCGGCATCGTCCTCATCATAGGCCATGGAGGGCTGCAGCGATCCATAGTCGGTGCTGCCCTTATGCTTTTCCTTGGGGCCGTCGAGCGGCTGAAATTCGACCTTGTTGGTGGTCGCGCCGATCGTGCCGATCTGCTCAACCTTACCGATCTTGGTGAAAGTCAGCGCGGAATAGCCGGTAACGTCTTCGGTGGTGGGCAGTGCGGCCGAGATGCCGATCGTCGTGCCCGCAGCAGTGGTGGACATAGTCTGTCTCCTGGTTCGAAAGCCGGATCATCCGGCGAATGGTGTCCGCGCGGGCGGACGAAAGGGGTTAGGCCTTCTTGGCTTCACTGTCGGCCTTCGCGGCGGTCGCAACGGGCTCGACCAGGCCGGCGGCCACATAATTGGCCAGTTGACCCGGCGTCAGATTTTCGATGATCTGATCGGCGGCATAATTACCGCCCGTGCCCGCATCCTTGAATTTGCGAAGGGCCTTCGCCTTGGTCGTGGTGGACATCATTGTCTCCTGCTCAATCCTCCGCGTCCCAACTGACGCGGAAATCCTGTGTCTGTTCAAAGCTGTTGCCCGGGCCATTAAGGCTTGGTCCCTTGCCGAAGGTCAGGATCGACACGCTGCTGGCGCCAGCGATATCGCCGATCTTTGCACTGCAACGTTTGCGGACCCACTCGATGATAGCCTTGCGCTCTTTGACGTTAGCGGCGCGGACGGTGACCGAAATGCGATCGCGGGTCCGCAGCGGCGCCCCGCTCAGCAGGTGGCGATCAACGCTGCTGACCGTGCGAACCAGAAGGGCTGGCAGCGCAATGTCGTCCGGGAGCCGATCTTCTTTGATGCGATCAACCGGGACCGGGTCTGCTTCGGTCAAATCCGCACACAGCAATGCGCCGATGATGTCGGCCCCGGTCATGCATCGTCCCCTTCGTCTTTGCCGACAAACCGGCCCCGCGCGATGCGGGAATTGATATAGGCCTGCGCCGCGCGGATCGCCTCGGCTTCCTTGATGTCGAGCGCGGGGCGCAGGAACGGCTCTGGCCGCGCGCCCGGGTGCCAGACGGTCGCGCCGACGAACTGACCGCCGATCACAAGCGAACCATCTCCGCCGGCAGCGCGGACCTGCTGGTTGATGCGGCGGACGCCCTGACCGCCGCGCTGGCTGTCATCAACCGTGATGAAATGCGGATCGGTCCCATATTCCAGCCAGAGCGCGCGAAACCAATTATAGCCGGGCTTGACCGTGACGGTGACGACGATCCGGCCATCATCAGCCTTTGTCCTGACGACGATATCGCCCGCGACATCGTCGGACGCCGAACGATCCTTGGCCTCTTCAGCAATGACACGGCCGCCCGCGCGCCCTGCGCCGCGCAGAACGTCGGAAATCTGCTTTGGAAGGCCGGCGAAGTAGCTCTTCACCCCATCCTTCCCGCGAACGGTCGGCATCAGGCCGGATTGCCTGCCGGTCGATATTCCTCGACCATAAATTCCAGTCCCTCGCGTCGGCCCAGCTCGGCAGGGCCGGCAACGATCTGCATGATGCGATCGCCCATGACGAAGCGCATGTCGGGGGTGACATCCTCGCGAAAGCGCATACGCACCCGGGCGGGACGCGCGGCGAGGTTGATGCCCTCAGCCAGCTTCTCGCCCCGACTGGGCAGCGCATCGGTCACACTGGCCCAGCATTCGCCGACAGGCGTCCATGTGCCCGATCCAGCCCCGTCGAAACTGCTGTCGGCGATCGGCCGCTCAATTTTGATACGGCGATCGAGCTTGCCGGGATCGAGGGTCATCAGCGATAGACCCGATAGGGCTGCAGCAGTGCGTCCACGGTGGTCGACATGGGGATGGCCGTCGGCGAAATGTTCATGTCGGACGCCGTCGATCGAAAGCGATGCATGTCGCCGACCATCATCAAGACTGCAGCTTTGATAGGCGCCGGGACGTCAACATAGCCGGCACGATAGCGGACACGGCCCGCCTCGCGACGGAGCGAGCCGCCGAGCCAGATCCATTCAGAACCTTGTGGCACAAGCATATCGCCCAGCAGTTCAAAATCATCGAGATCCGCCTCCTGTTCGACATCATTCCTGTCGAGATACGTAACGCCAAGAAGGCTGATGACCGGCGCATATGGAAGCCGAATGGTAGAACTGGTGGCCACCAGGTCGAAACGCACTTCCAGATCTTGAGCGCCGATCGAACGACCAAGCCATCCAGTCGGTCCGTCAATGTTAGCGGTCGCTGCGGCAATCATCGCCTCGACCAGCACTTTTTCAGAGTCGCCGTCGAGCCGCAGATGAGCCTTCGCTTCCTCCCACGTCACGATCGGCGTGGGAGGCGTGATGACGACGACGCGCATCAGGCGCGCTTCGCCTCGCGGCTCCGCTCGATGGCAACGATGATGTCATCCTTCTTGGTGGCATCGCCCAGGTCGATTTCCTCCGTCGCGGCCAGAGCCTTCAGTTCATCGACCTTCATTTTGGAAAGAGGGTTGGCGGCTACCGCTGCGAGCTTTTCGCGAAAGCGGAGGATTGTTGACCGCAGATCATCATCGCTGGCGCTGGCCATTTCAGCGCGGATCGCTTCGATCGCCAGCTTCTCCAGTTCCGGTCGCGTCATGTCCTCGACCGGTTTTACGGCGACGGGCGGCACAGCGCTGCCGTCCGAGACCGCTCCCAGACGAAGGAGCTGGTCATATTCAGTTTTCGAGAAGGTGCGCTTCGCACCGATCGGATCGCCGTCGAGCGGCTTGGTCAGGATTGCCTCAATGTCGGGCATTGCAACCTCCATAGGTTCAGGGGACGAAGGCG